GACAACTACCTGCGGCTCATGGGCTTCGGCAGGAAAAGCCCCGTGTACCGCGAATGGATGCGGATAATGGTCTTCGGCAAGGAGGACGAGACCATTCAGGCGTTCCGTGGCTCTGGCAAGACAACGTGCGTTGCTGGGTCACTGGCGCTCATCATGGTGCTGTACCCTAACCTCCGCGTGGCGTTCATGCGCAAGACCGACTCAGACGTGAAGGAGGTCATAGCGCAGGTGAGGAAGATGCTCGAATCGGAGGACACGCGGGCAATCTCCCTCGCCATATGGGGCGTTCAGGTGGTGCTGACCACATCGACGCAGAGCGAGCTGTCGACCAACCTCACCAACGACCCGCGCGGCAGCTCGCAGCTCACTGGCATGGGCGTGAACGGCTCCCTGACGGGCAAGCACTACGATGTGATATTCACCGATGACATCGTGAACCTCAAGGACAGGACTTCGAGGGCGGAGCGCGAGCACACCAAGTCCGTCTACATGGAGCTTCAGAACATCAAGAACCGTGGCGGCAGGATAGTAAACACTATGACCCCGTGGCATGTTGACGATGCAGGCAGTCTGATGCCCAAGCCCCGCAAGTGGGACTACACCACCATGCCAGAGGTCATGACGGAGGAGGACGCCAAGCACATCAAGGAACGCATGACACCCTCCCTCTGGGCTGCTAACTACGAGCTACGGTTCATCCCGTCCGATGACGTTATCTTCACCAGCCCAAAGACGGGGGCCGACCAGAGCCTCGTCGAGGGCGGCGAGTGCCACGTGGACGCAGCCTACCACGGGGAGGACTTCACCGCCTTCACCGCAATGGCTGTGCACGATGGTAAGAGGTACGTATACGGCAGGCTTTGGAGGAAGCACGTCGAGGACGTCACCCCGCTCATCATGGCAGACTACGAAAGGCTCAGGCTCGGCAGGCTGCACACCGAGACGAACGCCGACAAGGGCTACAGCGCAAGGGCGTTCAAGGAACTCGGAGCTAGGGTGGTGCCATACGCGGAGAGCCAGAACAAGCACGTCAAGATTGTGACCTACCTCAAGACGGCATGGCCCGAAATCGTGTTCGTGGACGGCACGGACCAAGCCTACATCGACCAGATATGCGACTACACGGAGGACGCCGAGCACGACGATGCACCCGACAGCCTTGCAAGCCTGTGCCAGCGAGGCAGGTTTCACACAGGCGAGCGCGTGTATCACTTTGGCTAGCTTTATGCAGGCGGGTGCCGTGCGGGAGCGGTGCCAGCCGCAAGATTATGCAGCAGATTGGTGAAAATAGTCGTTGCTCTACCTGCCGAGTATATGCTATACTATACCTAGCAAGGGGGGGAAACGGACCCCTAGGGGGGCAAGGCCCCACGACCAAGGGAGATGGCTAAAGATGGAACTGTACGAGTGCTACGGCGAGACCACGGCGGCAAGCGGACGCAAGTACTGGATTTTCCTCGGTTGGGCACCACTGCCAGACGGCAAGCCAACAAAGGTCACCGCCAAGTTCAGGTACTACGACACACCGCAAGGCCGCGAGAAATACAGGATGTAGACAACGGCCAAGGGGAGGGGCCTAGTACCTCCCCGATACGGGAGCACAAAGAGAGGAGCACGGACATGGCAGAGCTGGACATGAGCTGGGTGACGGAAGAACAGGTCGTACCAGACGATTACAAGGAGACGAGGGACTTCGAGCATTTCGAAATCTAGGTCAAGGGCCTCGCAAGCGCGGGGCCTTTTAGTTAGAATGGGAACGGGCCTGCAACGGACCTTACTTCCCTCCTTTCCAGCATGACGGGCTGGCTTCGGCTGGCCCGTTGTGCTATCTATTTTGACACGGTTTTCAACACGTGGTATTCTGACCGCATGACAGCGAGGAAATGTCTGTCGAAAACTCCGAGGAAATGGGGAAAAATTGGCACTAACGCGCAAGCTCTTGGAAGGCATGGGCATCGAGGACAAGGCAATCGAGTCAATCATCGAGGCACACAGCGAGACGGTCAATGGCCTTAAGGCCGACCGAGACAAGTACAAGGAGCAGGCGCAGAGGGTGCCAGACCTCCAGAAGCAGTTGGAGGAAGCCGAGGCCGCATCTGGCAGTGGTGACGAGTGGCAGCAGAAGTACGAGGCCGAGCGCAAGGCGTTCGAGGACTTCAAGGCCCAAGTCGAAACCGAGAAGGCAGAGGCGGACAAGGCCAAGGCGTATCGTGGCATGCTGACGGCTGCGGGCATCGACCCGAAGCGCATCGACGCCATCATGCGCGTGACCGACCTGTCTCAGGTCGAAATTGAGGACGGCAAGCTGAAGGACACCGAGAAGCTTCAGGAGTCCGCGAAGCAGGAGTGGGCCGACTTCATCGTGAAGACCAAGACGCAGGGAGCAGACCCCGCTACCCCGCCTAAGGGAGATGGCGGCGTGGAGGGTGCCGACCCCGAAATCGCGAAGCGCATGCAGGAGCGCCACGAACGGCTCTACGGCAAACCTACTAAGGAGGAGTAAGCATGAGCTACTTCGACGGCCCTAACAGGGGCTACGGCTGGGCGGCAGGCCACTTCCTCGTCGACGACGAGACCTGCATCCGCCAGACCATGACAATTCCCGCGAACCACGGCCAGCGCGTCACGCGCGACAACGGGCGCGTGGTCGTCCCCGCTGGCGCGGTCATCCCCGCCAACGGCGCTACCGCCAAGGGCATCCTCTACGAGGACATCGACGTGACCGAGGGTGCCAAGATGGGCTCCGTCGTCACCGAGGGCACCGTCTACGGCGACCGTCTCCCCGCTGCAATCGCGGAGGCCGCAGCCACCGCAATGACGGGCATCACGGTCATCGCGGCATCGCCCGCAGTCACCCGTCCCTACACGACCGAAGTAGAGTAAGGAGGACCGACATGGCCAAGTTCATCAACGAGACCCTCGGCATGCTGAACCCCGCTGACCTCCTGTCCACGGGCTTCCAGATTACCCGACCCAACGACCCGCTTGAGGGCCTCTTCACCGACCAGCAGACCGACAACCTCGTGGCGACCTACCACACGCTCGCCGCGCAGTACACCATCCCGCAGATGGCGCAGTTCCACGCCTTCGACACCATCGCCCAGAAGAGCATCCCCGCTCCCATCGACGAGCACAACGTGGAGAAGGGCCTCATCAAGGTCAAGCGCAACACCTCCGAGCTGCTCCGACAGCTCCTCGGACGCGGCGTGACCGTCGAGGCCGAGCTGTACAACTACGTCATGGACTCCGCAGCGGACCTCGCCGACCAAGTCGTGACCCGCGCCAAGGTCGCCCGAGCCGAGCTCCTCGCGACGGGCAAGGTCACCATCAAGGAGAACAACGTCGACGCGACCATCGACTACGGCGTGCCCGCTGCCAACCTCGCCCTGACGCTCGACTTCGGCAAGGGCGCTTCCGCCGACGTGCCTACCCAGATTCAGACCATCGTGGACAACGCCGTCGACGCTGGCGTGGCCCTCTCTGGCATCATCACGTCCCGCGCGACCCTCACCAAGCTGCGCCAGAACGCAGCCGTGCAGAAGGCCATCAACGGCGTGAACATGGAGGGAGTGCTCGTCACCAACGCCGCGCTCCGCGCATGGCTCGAATCCGAGTACGGCATCTCGCAGGTCATCACCGACGACCTGAGCTACTCCACCCCTTACACCATGGGCTCTGACGGTCGCCCTGTCGTCAGCTCGAAGCGTTACTTCCCGAAGAACGTCGTCACCTTCTTCGGAACCAGCAACGGCATGCGCCTCGGCGCTGGCCTCTGGGGCATCCCGCCCGAGGTCGACATCGCGCGCTTCTACGATGTCTCCGCCTCGACGCAGAACCCCTACGTCTACATCACCCAGTGGGGCGAGACCGACCCCGCAGTTCTGTGGACCAAGGCCTCCGCGCTGTACATGCCCGTCCTGTTCAACCCGTACAGCATCTACATCGCCAAGGTCATCGAGACCGCTGGTTAGGAGTGACCGATGGACGTAGGGATTCTTGAGCAAATCCTGTGGCACATCCACAACTGGTTCGAGCGAGAGCAGATTCCAGTCAGCACGTGCTGCATCGACGATGGCTCGCTCCCTACGTCCATCACCGACCAGATGCTTGACGGGCAGTGGTACCGCATAGAGGGCAGCTACCTGAACGACGGACTCCACCAGAACCCCGACACGGAGCTGTCCGACGAGACGTTCAACGGGACCATAACGCTGCTTGCGATACCCAAGCCCCTGCTTGCCGTGGCAGAAGAGATATCCGACTGGGTGGCGCTCAACAGGACTGCCACCCAGCAGGCCGCAGCAAGCCCGTATCAGTCCGAGAGCTTCGA